TCTGGGCGTTGCGGAGGCCCAAAATTATCCCCTGACTTTTCAGACCTTCGATGACTTCGATACTATCAATGCTGGCACCCCTACGATTGATGCTGTAGCTTATACCGCCGATACTACAGGCGAGATAATCGACTCTACGCCAACTTACGCAACGATAGCGGCAGGACAGATAATTATGATGAATATTCCTGTTACCAACGTTGATTGGATACATTTTGAAATTTATTATTTCGAGCCAGCCGCATGATAATGAGAACTAAAATGGATTACATAACAATAGCGACAACAGAATCTACGATGCTTCCATTCAGTAATGGATACCGTGAGGGGTTGGGGGAATTTTATACCGCATTGTTGACATTTCTTTTTTCTTCTCGGTTTCTTGAAATGCAGTCGCAAATGTTCACCATTTGTATTGAAAAGGCGAAGATTTTCTATGCGATTATCAGAACGATTACCATTAATGTGATGAACTACTTCTTTACGTTTAAGCAAGCGACCAAGATGTTTTTCTATGACGAGTCTATGCTCCATCATTTGGCCTCGGCGATTAGCATTTGGACGGTCAGGGTCATAGATAAGAATATATCCAAAGCGAGTTTGTGTACGACCTCCCTTCCACATGCCGCTTTTAGACCCTTTGTTCTCGGTACGCTTTGCAACGCCTTGGCATTTATACGAGCAAAATCTACTTTTCACCCAACGCTTGGCAGACATACGTTTTGTATATGCCTTGCCACAAATAGTACAATTTTTAGTTTCCATAAAGATATTATAGTTGAAGTTCAATATGAATCCAAGAGGAAAATAAAATATTTATGATAACTAATTATTCTACGGACAAGTTGTATTTAAGGCTTAAAAATGAGTGACGAGATAAGACAATTTTATACGGCAGGAAATACGCTTTATGCCATAATTAGAAATACAGTCGGCCAAGTCTGGTATCCGACAGGTGAGGTCTTTGAGGATTGGGGGACGGGTGGCAGGGCTGCAACTGATTACGATATTCCCTTGACCTATACCGGGGTACAGGAATACATCGGCGATTTCGATACGAATATTGATGCCGGTCGATATGACGTACAGGTTATGCGTAGGGTAGGCGGGGCTCCGGCGGACACCGACCCGTTTGCCGGCGTTACACAGATTACCTGGAGCGGTTCGGCGGCGGTAGGCGTAGGCGAAGTAGGAGCGGCGATAACTACCGCCCAGGCAAAAGAGCATTTAAGAATTACGCATAGTGACGATGATACCTATATTGCAGCGATAACTTTAGCGGCTTCGGAATGGTGTGAGGAGTATCAGAATAGGGTATATGTCCAGAGGGAAGTTATAGATTACTATGATAGATTCCCGACAATAATCAGGCCGAGAAAATCACCTTTGATAAGTGTTGATGATATTTATTACTACAACACATCTGGCGTACTGACATTATTAGCTGCTACTGTCTATGATGTTGGTACTTACAAAGAGCCTGGAAGGATTGCTCTTGCCTATAATCAGTCGTGGCCTTCGATAAGGAATATGATAAATGCTGTTGTTGTTACCTATCAGGCTGGCTGGGTGGCAAGGGCTAACATACCGGAAGAAATAAAACACGCCGTCAAATTAATGGTTGGTCATCTATACGAGAATCGAGAGGCGGCATCGCAAGTGACTATAAATAGTATTCCGCTTGGCGTTAAATCTCTGTTAGGTATGAAAAGAACAATAAATTGGTCATAGGAAAATTAAGACATTACGTGAATATAGAAAGTTCGGCTGATGCTCAGGACGAATATGGCGAAGAAAGTAAAGTATGGGCGAATGAGGAAAGCGTCTTTGCTTCGATCCAACCGCTAAGGGGACAGGAGCTTTTAGAGTTTCAGCAGATTAATGCTGAATTGACGCACAGGATAATTATCAGGCATACGAGTAATGCGACTGTGGCAAAAAGAATTAAATTCGGTACGAGAATCTTTGATATAAATGTAGTCCGTAATATTGACGAGCGAAATACAATGCAGGAATTACTCTGTAAGGAAAAGGTGGTACTGTGATAAGCGTCCGATTGGAAGGTATGAAAGAGTTAGAAGCTAAGCTCTTGCAGCTTGAAAGGAAGGTTAGCAAGAAGATTGTTCGCTCAGCGGTAAGGAAGGCACAGAAAGCATTGATACCAACAATCAAAGGTTATCTTGAAGGAATAAGTACGGGTGGCGGAATGGCTCAGAAAATATCTAAGGCATTGACTGTTCGGGCTGCAAAAAGGAATCGCAAAGGGTCTTATGCGGTTCATGTTACTTTGAATCCTGACCCGTCATTTTTATCTTATCCGCAGGGAAGTTCGTCAAATTTAGCAACTCGCCAAACGAGCGGGAAGCGTTCTTATGCCCCGGCAGCGATAGAGCTTGGGCATGGCAAAAACAAAGAGCAGGCGGCAAGGCCGTATATGAGACCGGCGGCGGATGCGACAGTTAATCAAAGAATAAGGATTCTTACTAAGGAAGTCGCTACTGGAATAGCGAAAATCTGGGGCAAGAAATGAGTATTGAAAAAGCCTTGATAAGTATAATGAGTAATGATGCTGATGTGAGTGCGAAAGTCGGCAATAGAATATTCCCGGTATTCGTTCCGAAAGGCCAGACCTTACCTGCTATAACTTATCAGGAAATATCAGGTGTACGGGATTCGGTAATGAAAGGAGCGAGTGGTTTGGTTCAGGCACGCTATCAAATAAACTGCTGGACGAAAACCTATAAAGCAGCGAGGGAACTTGCAGACTTAGTGAGAATATCATTAGCACCGGAGAATGATAACTACCCGGAAGATATAGAAGGTACAAATATTCAAGCGATTATGCTCTTGAATGAAAATGACGTGCCGAGTATTCACAGTGATAATGAGGAGTTAAGTGGACATGGTAAGATGTTAGATTTTAGCGTTTGGTTTAAGGAATAAATAGTAACGTAACTATTAAATTGAAGGCCGCATATTGCGGCTTTTTTTATTGAAAGGTGAAAATTATGAGTGACGGATTTGTAGGACACGGAACAACTCTGGTAGGTTCAACTACCGGGACGGTCGGGAATGTGATTAGCGTTACGGTTGGTGGCCGAACAAGGGATATGATTGATAAATCCACGATGGATTCGACAAGTATGTTCCGGGAGTTCATGGCGGGTATGGCAGATGAGGGGGAATTTACTGCGGAAGTCAATTTTGATGATGGTGCAATCTCAGTAGCTCTCAATACGGCTTTTCAGGCTGCAACTTCCGAGACATGGACGATTGATTTCGGCACAAAGACTTTTGCTATTACGGGAGTAATATCCGGCCTTAGCGTTAATGACCCGTTCGATGACAAAATTACTATGTCAATAACAATCAAAGCAACTGGCATAGGAGCATGGACATAAAAAATAAAAGGAGAAATTATGAGTCTTACAAGAGAGCAGATTTTACAAGTAGATGATATTAAAACCGAAATAGTTCCAGTTCCCGAATGGGATGGTGAAGTTATCGTTCGGACGATGACAGGCACCGATAGAGATATTTGGGACAACCTGTTATATAAGGAAGGAAAAGTAAATTTCTTAGATAACACACGGGCGAGATTGTTAGCCTGTACGATTATTGACGAAGACGATAATCTGGTATTCAGCGAGGATGATATTGTTGCTCTTGGCAAAAAATCATCGCTTGCTATCAATCGTATTTTTGATGTGGCAAAAAGACTTAACGGATTAGGCTCTGAACAAATTGAGGACTTGGAAAAAAACTCAGAGGAAACTCAGGGCGAAGATTCTATTTCCGATTAGCCCTTGCCCTGGGTTGTACCGTTAAGGAATTATTGTCGAGGATTGATAGTCGGGAACTATCAGAATGGACGGCTTATTATTTGATAGAACCTTTTGGTGAAAGGCGAGCGGATTTAAGGCAGGCAATAACGTCAATGGTGATTGCTAATACAAATCGAAGCAAAAAACAAAGAGCATTCAAAATTAAAGATTTTATGCCTTATGATAAACCAGAAAAGCGAAAGCAGATGACACAGGAAAAAATGATAGCACAGTTAAATCTTTTGTGTTGATATGGCGATTATTCATAGTTTAATAGCAAGGTTCAGGG